ATCCTGCTATCTTGGTTGGTTTGCCTGTTAACTCATCTACGATTGGTGTAATGGTTAAAGGAACTACAACTTGATTACCCATTTGAACTTTTACCGTACCTTCTTCTGGTAATGATAAACGAACATCTGTTGTTGTTGGTAAAGTTCTTTCTGATGTTCTTGCCCATTCTGTTGGTGCTGTTCCTGTTCCCCAACGATAAAATGTATTAACATTACTATCAATACTTGGTGTTTCTGATGTTCCATTGTTATCAACTTTTAAACCTGTTAAATTTAAATCACCTGTAAAGTAGTATGCGATATCACTATCGTTATCAGTTCCAACAATATCTACTTGTTTAGAAGTACCTACTCCATCTGGTCGAGTAAAGTAATAATCTGGATTTACATCATCTCCAAATGTAGAACTACCTGCTCCTAATTTAATTGATAATGTATCTAATCCTGTTTGAACATCGTCCATCAAAGGATTAAACCAAGCAACACCACCACCGTCTTCATCAAGTGTTTCGGTTTCTTGTGCTAAATCATCATCAACAAATATACTGAACTCTCGTCTTTGGTTTCTTGTACTTCCGTCGTGTGCTTGATAATAATTTAAAGTTTCTGAAGTACCATTAGATTTTAAATTATCAATACTTGACCATTGTTGATAAGTTTCTCCGTTGTAGTGTGTGTATGATGTTTCAAACACTCCTGATGTGTATGCCCATACAAAGTATGTATCGTTTAATTGAAATACATCATCTCCGTCAACATCTCCGATTAAATAAGAACTTGGTGTTATGTTATCAATTTCATCATCTTGTTCAAATCTATTTGATTGGAAATTAAATGATTTTCTTGCGTCTGCTATATTGGTGATACCACCTCTATCTAAGGTATAGGTGGTGTGTTCATTTCCACTTACTCCAACTTTATCATCTGCTTCTGGTGGCCAGAACGATACACGATATCTGTTGTTTCGTGGTAAAGAAATATTAAAGTATCCTTTATCATCTGTGTATGTCCAATACCAATAACTAACTCCTCTAAATCCGTCGTTTTGGATTTTCTGGTCTGATGTTGTTCCAAAGTTTTGTTCGTAGTATCTCATATGTTGATACCCTAATGCAAATGTTCCAGCGTCATCATAACTACCCATAACATCATCATTTAAAGATTCGTCTGTATTACTTGTTGGATAATTAATATCTCTTGGATTTCTCCAATTAGAAAGATTATCTGGATTAGATTCGTCTAATTCAAAAATAACTTTCATAAATGGATATTTGTTTCTTGTAAATGATGAACCATCATATTCTCCGATATATCTCATATATCCTTCAACATCAACAAGTTTTGGGTGAAGTGTAATGTCTCCACGAGCACCACCATTATAAGTTCTGTCTGCTGTTTTGTGGTGTCCCCAATTTCCGTCTATGTAAACTTTATAATCTAATAAATAATCATCAGATACATATGTGTAGTATCCTGAATTTCCGTCATAAAATGTTGGTATTCTAAACGCTCTTGGTGCGAAGTCATCAACAACATCATTTATCTTAAATTTTAATCTAAGAACTTGAATTTCTTCTCCGTCACCATTACCAAATGTTTTATCTGGTGTTCCGTCATTGTCTTCATCTTTTCCGTGTGATACCATAGTAATTCTTAACCAATCGTATCTTGTATCGGATATTGATTCTTCTTTTAGTGTTTGAGAAGTACCAACTGCCAATGAGTCTTGATAACCTACATTAGAAAAGTGAACTACTTCAAAAGAATAATCATCAGTTGAGTCATCTCCTTCGTCCCAATCCGCAATGTGACTACCTTTAATTACTCGTGAATCTCCTTGACTCCAAGCGGTGTGTCCGTTTGTTTCATCGGCATATTCACCATCTTCAATCCAAGTAATTAAGTCATTATCAAATGCAATATCAAATCTAAGTGTAGTTAAATCTGCACCATTATCATCGACAGTAACTTCCATTTCCAAGACTTTATCTCTCCAAATATCAAAGTTATTATTATCAAACGCTTGATTGTCGGTGTCTTGTGCTAAAAAATCGTCTAATTCTTGGTTAACTGAATCTTTCCACCAAGTTTGTGGTGAATCCCAGCTACCTAATTGTTTAACTCTTATGATTGGGGATTGTCCAAAGACAAGTCCAAACATAACTGCTGACATAACCATTTTTTTCATAAACTGAAACATTGTTTTCTCCGTTGAGTTTAATTCAATAATAAATATAAGATTAAGAAATATTATACATCGAACCTAACTACAAAAGTAGTTTCGATATCCTTAGATAATTTGACTGGCTTTGCGAGTTTTCCGTGAGCTAATAGTTCATTATTCTCACTATACAAACCTATATCTGTTACGAAAGGTTGAAATTCTGAACCTGTTACTATACCTAATGATTCGGTGGCTGCGTTATAAAATGTGGCATAACTACCTGTTCCTTGACCAGTCGGTAAATGACTTGGTGGGAAAAAGTTTGACATTGAAACCACACCTTCAGAAATTGTTTGGCTACCACTTCTATCAGGTGTTAAACTGATATTTGTTGAAGTATTGAACTCAAAAGGTTTTGCTGACACACGATATTCATATTCGTAGTGTGTTTGTGTTGATTGATACTTTAAAGTATAAGATGTTCCAAATCCAACATCTTTGTAAGAACCTGTATCTGTGAATACTAATAGTCCTTGTTCGTAGAAAATGTTACCTACTTCTGAACCACTTCCACGAGTTGCCGCAGTAGTTGAACTACCACTTTGAAATTTGTTTGTTTTGAAAGTTGAGAAACTTGATGAGAAAGCATTATCATATAAATTACCCTCTCCGTCATCTTTGATTGTAAAGGTTTCACCACCGACCGTAGCTGTTAACTCGATACTTTCTGGTTTTATTTTTTCTCCAAACAATTCTCTCGCCACACTTATGACTGATGCGGAACTATGTAAATTTCTATTCATAGAACCTGACCTTACATACTCTCGTCCGTGTTTAGAATAATATAGATTATTTAACATCACATAAGTTGGATATGCGAAAAAGTTTGTAGATGTAGAATCATTAGTTATTGTGATGATTTCATCAGATGAACTTACATAATTATACAATGAACCTGTTCTGGCTTTGATTGCGAATACACCGCTCCCACTATCATTATTTGTAAATGTAAAGTTTTTGAAAGACTTAAAAGACTTTATTGTAGCGTCGTTATTTAGGTCGAGATTTTTGAACATTAGGTAGTCCTAAAAATCAAGTTTCACTTTAATAATAGCTTCCCTTGAATATGATTTTAATATTGGTTTTGATAACTTAGCAATCGCCAACAATTCGTTCTCATCATTATAAAGTCCCACTTGTGTAATAAAAGTTTTAGGGTCTTTAAAGAAAGAAGCTTGTGTCAAACTTCCGTCTGAACCTGTCGAGAAAGTTGGGTTAGCACTGAAGTTAAAGTCTTTGTTGTTTACACGAACAAAGAAGTTAGTTGAACTAATTTCTTCTTCTCTTCTTGCTTGGAAACTTGAACCAGAAACAAGAGCGTTAAAGAATGCTTTTGGTCTGTCATCAAATGTATCAGCACTTCTTGCGTGAGTTCCTAAACCACCACTAACTTCTAACTTAGGCGCATTTAACAATATCAATCCTAAGTCAGGATAGAATAATCCATATGAACCACCATTTGCTGAAGGTTCGTTCGCTGCTGTTGTGTTGATACCGTCAGATATAGAACCACTAACAACATTAAATACTCTACCACCTTGATTAACGGTAGGGTTTGTAGTTGCACCACTATCATCAATCAATGTAATTGTATCATCTTTAAGTTGTACTGGCATATTACCACTTAGTTTTATCTCCCAATTACCTGGGTCAATCTTTTCTCTTTGTCTTGCTCTTTGGAAAGATACAAAGTAAAAGTCTTTATCACCTGAAGCTGTTGGTGAGCTTGTAAACTCAAAGTGTGTTGTGTTTGGTGCTAACAATACATTTCTAAACTGACTATAAAGTGCGGCTGTCTGTCTACCACCTGTTGTTAGTTTAGTTGTATTACCTGCTGAACCACTTCCGTCAATGTGTGCATATCCAACTGAGAATTGAGATTCTGCTGAACTTGATAGATTTGGGTCCTCATTGTAAAGTTCTAAAAAAGAACCTGTTATATTTCCATTAGCTGATTGAGTAAAGAACGAAGTAAGAGTTGCACTTCCACCACTCCATAAACCACTTGATATTGTAGTCTTCTGATTTTCAACTATGTCGTCTGCTGGATTGAATCTTTTAAATGCCATTACTTACTCCTATATTCTTGATGGGTCAGCTTTTACGGTAATCGGTAAAGTGAATTGAGCACCTGATTGATTACCCGTTACTGATATGTTTGTGTTTGTATCTGCCGTTAAAGACCTTGAAATAACTCTAACACTTTTACCAACTACTGATATAGAGCGTTTTCTTTCTGCTTCATTTAAGAATACTGGTGTTGTTACTCCATTACCAATGATAAAATCTCTTGAATCATCAAGTAAATCTGGGTTGAAACTTCTACTTCTTGGTCTTGGTCTTTGTGAAGGTGGAATAAGGTCTTCACCTGAAGTATCTCTTCTTAAATCTGGTCTTGGACTTGACGCCGTACCACTTAATGTTAAGTTAGCAACATCTGCATTAAATAATGTAAATGTGTAATCTTGGTCTATTCCATTACGAGTGTTTGGTGATATTGTTTGTGTAATTCCTGCACCATTGAAACTCAATGAAGGACTTGGTAATTCCAATATAGGAAGTTTGTTTGTTTCCTTTGGAAGTGTTGAGAGTTTATATCTCATTAATTGATTTTCATCTACAAACGCTTCTAATAGTGGCATATTTTCTATTACTGCACTATAAAAGTTTGTTCCGTTTGGGTGTGATGTATCGTAAAGATTGTAATCAATTTCATCATCTGCTAACGCAAATTTTGTAATTCTAAATTCATTCTGCCCTCTTGACAAAAGTTCACGACCTTTTTTTGTCAAAATAGCGTCTACTGTTATACTTGTATTATCTAAAAATCCCATTTTATTTTGCTCCTGTGGAAATGATATAACTATTCTTTTTCATTAATAAATATAAGAAAGTTAAATTTTCCATTGTTTATTCTGTTCTCAACTTACTTGTATTTGAATCTTGTGTTTTCAATACAGTAGGTGCGACTTCGTTGATGATAACCGCATCTTCTCCGTCAATTGAATTATCGTTTGTAATTTTTATACCTTGTACAAATGCCCTAAATAGTCCTGTTGATAAAGCCATACTTTCTACATCTGATTCTGTGAAAGATGAACTATAAGCTAATGTTGGCCCTATCGAAGCACTAAATGAACTTGAATAGAAAAACTCCTCTATTTGTCCTTTTTCTGACAACCTTGAACTACTAATGTTTGGTTGTAAAACTTCTGTAAATATATTGTTGTGTGAACCAGAATTGATACTCGCTGTCGCATACAATGTTCCGTATTCACCTCGTTTATCTATATCGTTTAATATCATTATTGAACGATTGTTTAAAAATCCTAATGATGAACCTGTATCAAAGAACGCTAAGTTTATATCTCCGTTGTAAGTTGTGTACTCACCATTTGGTATAAAGTAATTATTATCGGAACCTGATATAAATCTCGTTACTAACACTCCCTCATCGCCATCTCCAGCGTTTTCAAAATATCGATTATCAAATTCAGGTTGTAAACCTATGACTTGTTTTGAACGCTCTAATATATTCGGTTCAATCAACACACCTGTTGTTGATTTTGCTCTCGCTGGAACTAATTGTTCTAATGTATCAAAGATACCTGAATCATAAAATTGTAATATTCTTAAATAATCAAAGAAATTATTAGACATATGATATCTTTTGAAATACTCATTTCTCTTATCTCTTAAATCTTTATATATGGGCTTGAACTCATCTCTTGGGTCTCCGATAAAATCATCAAAATTAAAATCTGCAATACTATACATTATGTCTTCATTTACAACATCTGTTGGTGAGAAATAAATTCCTAACTTGTGGTCGTCTTTTGGTGCGAAGTCATCATTAGATTGTTCTTTTCTTTGATTGATGTACAAAACATCTTTACCTTCTGTTTTATCAATGGTTGTATCTTCTATTCTAATCTTAGTCGCATTTCTACGAGAAGGGCCAATATCCGGCACTCTTAATTTTTCTTGGTCCACAAGTGTTCTTGTATGATTTCCCGTAAATCCAACCACATCAACACTGTGTTCTTCATAGGTTAAGTCGTGTGCCGTATTGGAAGCTGTCGCTGATGATGATAAGTTTTTATTTTCATCAAGTTGATAACGAACCAATAACTTATCATAAGAAGATTCGTAATGGTTTCCATTATATGCTTTTGGTGCCCTAACGTGATTGTCAAATATACTTTGACTTAGTGGTTCTGAATATAGACGATACTCCATTAATGAACCTGTAAATTGTGTTCCGAAAGAACTTCCACTACCACCTAAGAATATATGTCCACTCGAAGTAAATGCCGCATTAATTGCAGATGCGGTTACTTCCATACTTTGACTATCTTGATATAAAATCTTTTGTCTTGTTGGTTCATAGTATTTAGTTGTCAATTCAAAAGATGAACTTGCGTGAATACTATCACTATCAAACTCTAAGTCATTACTGGCTGATTTTCTTGTCAACATTACTGACCACATTTCATCATTATAGAATTCTTGTTGTGATGAAGTTATGAAGTTTACACTTCCGTCTGAACCACTAATTGTAAATCTTAAATGTCCGTAGTTATCAGTTTCTCCGTTATCTTGTAATGAAATAGCGAAATCATCATCTTTTTGCAATAATACTTGGTCTTGTGATTTGGGACTTCTAAATCTAAATTCTATTGTGTCTGGAATTAATCCGTCAGCTGCTGCTTTCCAATTAGATTGAATATATTGTGCCGCTCTAAAATCTGTCGCTCTTGTGAACTTCCTTTTAATTTCATAACTTACTCTTGTTCCTTTATCAGGCCCACCATATTCTCTAACTCTCAACATTGAACTTGGAATACCATAACAATTCAATAATCCTTTTAATGCTCTTTCCGTTCCTTTTGATTTAATAAAGAAAGGTAAGTTGGCTAATATTCTTTTCCAAATCTTTTCTGTAATTTCTTCTTGTGGGGATTCGAATAAATCACTTCCGTCTGATGCTTTACCAAGTAGGTATGTCGGTAAAATCATAATGTCATTACCATTGAATAAATCCATACCAAGAGCGTTTGCATAATGAACCGCAACATCTTTTGAAATACCCTCTGATAGATTATTAACACGAACGTTTAAATCTGTAATTGATTTTGTGTATGTCCAGACCTCATCAAATTGTTGTCCAACCATATCCATAAATTCTAAAAATACATTATTTTTTGTATCTGCGTAAATGTGTTCCGGCAAAGAATTTCTTAATGAATTCATATTACCTTGGTCATATTGAGAAGCACTTGCTATTCTGGTACTGAACCAATCTGATGCTGCTGATACTGATTGTAATGTATAAGGTTTTGTTGAGTTGGTTTTCGGCCAAGCAGTGTCGTGGAATAATCCTGCTGATGAACTTACAAAAGAAGAACTTTCAAAATACATATAATGTTCAAACGGGTCAAATGAATTTTTAACTCGTTGTCTTTTTCTTTCTATTTCTTGTATCGTGGACAACGAACTCGTTACATTAACTAATGAAGAACTTTCCGAATTGTATCCTTCAATTAATTCTAATTTCTTTTTAAAGTTTTCTAATCTTGTTTCCGCATTTGAAAAGTTAACAAAGTTTCCAAACCCAGCGTCATCTGCTTGTAGATTTAAGTCTGTGGTTGTCTTTTGATAATCTATATTTGGTTGAACATCTAATAAACTACCCGATGTCAATAGTCTTTCAATATCTCGTGAGTCCTCATCATTAGAGCTTAACAAACCTGTATGAGTTTGATAATTTGTTCCTTGAAAGTTTATTGGATTATCTACTGAATTAAAGTTTGGTAATCTTAGAAATAGTCCATCATCTTCTGTTTCTGTAAAAGGTTCTAATCTAACTTTATCACGATAAGTTTCTAATCTTTTTTCAACAAAAACAAATTTATCACCTGCTTCAACATTTGGTTGAAGTGGTTGTTTTAGTTTTACAACACGTTTAGTTCCCTCTTCATTTATTTTTGAATTAACAACAAGATAATAATCATTACCGATTTTAACATAAGTCTTGTATCTATCGATATTATTTTTTATATAATTAACTCTAAAGTTTTTAAATCTATTGGATACTTGGTCATCGCCTTTATGTTTTACAAGATTTACTCCGTCATTATAACTTAATGAAACACGAACTCTATTAGCATCTATAACTTCTTCAATCTTCGCCACATAATCTCTGTTGGATAATTTAGCGTTTGCAGATTTTGATGTTACGATAGTTTCAGTAGGACTGATTGGCTTTCCACCACTTGTAACTGCTGAACCTCTACCAGTTAATCTAAATCGAATATTTTCTCTCGCCTGACCTGGAATATTAATATCCTCGTTTAGAAAAACTTCATCTATCTCTATATCTCTAAATGTCTTTGCCATTATCTTCTATCGTACGCCCTATCTTGTAATGCTTGGTCCGCATAAAATTGTTCTTCTTCTGTTGAATCTTCATCATTTAGTATTTCGATTAATTCTTCATTGGTGTATGTGGGAACTTCGTTGTCTAATTCGTACGCATCAATAAAATCAAAATCACTTTCATCATCTGGTAAGTCTGTGTTGTCTGAATCTTCAAATCCTGTAACTTTATATAAGTCTGGTATGATTAGTTCTCCACCTACCATATTTTGTGTAAACCCTCTTTCGTTTGGACTGATTTCAAACTCTAAAATGTATGGTTCTTTTGAATCAAATTTAATTGTACCTTTTGGTTGATATTCAATTAACTGCCCCATTTCATTTAAATTAATTTTATATTCTGCATTTTTAATTTGTGAATCTAATTCTAAAACCATTTCAGTTCTATCAGGTGATATTTCAGAACCAATGTATTTAAGTTCTCTTGGAAAAACTTCTTTCCTTATTGTTGTATCTTTATCCTCACCTATGTAAGTAAAGAATTTTATTTCTCCGTTTATTTCTTTTTCTTCTATTTTACGATTGTAAACTTTACCATTATCATCGACAAAAACTATTTGTTCTCTACCGGCGAGTCTTCTCAGGAATCTATATTCAACATCATACTCACCTTCAGTATATCCACAATCTCTAAGATGTTGTCCTATTTTTAAGTCAACAAAATCTCCATCATTTTCAAGACTAACACTATCTAAACCTAATATCTTTTCTTGTAGTAAATTACCCTCTAAATCATAAACGCATAATTTTAAATAATCATTTTCTACATCTCTACCCCAACTACTATAAACTCGTTTAAGAGATTCGTAATTCTGTATTTCTTTTTGTGTAAATCCGTATTCTGCCATTATGAGTCTTTGCCTGGTGATTTATCTTCAACATATGGTAATCCAAGTTTTAACCATATTTCTTGTCCTCTATATGTTCTATAAATGTGGTTTTCTATTACTTCATCGTAAGTGAAATTTTTTAAATCTTTTTTCATTCTTTTATATCTTCTTCTACTAATTCCTCTTACCTCTCGGTCTTTGTTTAGTCTAAACTTTTCCCAACCTTTAGCATTACGACCTTTTATATCATTTCTATTTTCATTAAAAAATTGTATAATCCTTGAGTGTAATAATTTTGTCGACATATCTGGGTCAAACTCTTCTGAAAAGTATTCGTTGACAAATTGAATTAAAAAATCTCTATTGGTCATTTGAAATTCTACCTCTTCTTCTGATACTTCCTCAGTTTCAGTTACTTCGATACTATCATCTGTTTGTGATTTTGGAATAAAAAATGTAAAATCATTTTCTACTTTTTTAGTATAAAATCTTTGTGTATTTTGTAAACGAACATCTTCAAAAGATTCTTCCAAAGCTATACCTGCTTCTTCCGATTCAAATGAAACTAAGAAACCTTCATCATCTCTAAGTGGTGTGTTGGCGTCAATCGAACCAGATATATTCTGTTGATTTTTTAAATTTTCTATCCTACTTGATAATTCAAATCTATTGGCATTGATAATCTTATTATACAATTCAGATTTTTTTTCTGCGTCTGACGGTAAATAAGGCATTATCTCACTACTCTAAAATCATAGTTATCATCATAGAAATTTATTTGTTCATCTGTTGTTCCACTACCACTAACAACCTTGAATGCAAATCTGTAATTTCTCTCTGCTTGTAGTCCGTTCATTTGAACTCTAAAAAAATTACCTGTTGAATCACAACTAATTCTTGAACCACTACCATAAGGTATAATTACTTCTTCGGTATCCGCATCACGAACTTCATAAAAAGCCGATGCACTTGGTAGATACTTAATCGTCAATTCGGCCGGTGTAGTTGCAAAAGTAGTTGTTGGATATAACTCTCTACCGACTATTCTAAACTTCACGATTGAATCTTCTTTGTATTCTTCTCTTAAATTTTGGAAATATATTTTTAACCTTTCTAAATCTGTTGTTGATAAAGGCGATAAACTTCCTGTTGAGTAAGAACTATCGTCCCAAACTACTTCTAATTTAGGTGGATAAATTGTATGTGTATCACGAGAAAAGTATTTTAGATTTCCTAACCTTGAACTATCACCCTCTTGTCCAGCGTCAAAGTCAAACATAGAAGAACTTGGATGCGCTCCGTGAGAACCACTATCTTCTCTTTTGACAATAAAACCGTTGTTCGGGTATACTGAACTTGAATAAATATGATTATTAACCAAGTCAGTTACATCTGCTCTAACATCTCGTTTATCAAATGTTAAGTCGTATGATGTAGAAACTTCATATTGTCCGTCAACACTTGCGGTAAACCAAGCACCTCCGTCAGTCAATACTGAACCTGTTACCCAAGGTGTTTTCGCCTCGTGGTCTCTATATTGATAACTCGCTCCGTCTTGTGTTACTGGGTCGTGGTCAAGTTTTCCTGTTCCTTGTTTCCAACTACCACTAACCATATAAATGTGTAGTGGTTGTTCTGCTTCAACTTCTTCTGATGTTGCGTCATATAAATTTAAATAATATTTTGCCGTAGAAGGTATTTTTCCGTCTTGTATGGATTTTGATATGTAGGATAAATCAAAGTCAATTAATATTCTTGATACATTTCCTACCGTACCATTGTTGTTTACAACTTTATTAATTTCTAATATTTCATCTAAACCTGTATTTCTTGATGCGGTTGTTCCACCTGAATAAAGTGTTGTATCTCTTTTTCCAAATTCAAAATAATGCATTATTTATCTCCCACTACTTTACCCTCAATATCACTATTAGGGAACTTCAATTCAAATATACTTGGGTCTACTGATGTGTAAACTATTCCGTCCTTTGTAGCCGATAACATATCATAAATATTATCACTATAAGTATCTCCGTGGAATGTTGAGTTTTTATTTTCGATAAGTATTAATTCTTTATTAGGATTATTAATTTCTGGTGGAACTAATGATACTACTCCGTCAACTAACGAAATCTGATATGCTAAATCACTTAACACGATTGGTTGTCCTATTTGCCATTTTTCTGTTTGGAAAAACTCTTTTACCTTTTGTATTGATTTAAACAATACATCATTTTTATTGTATCCTCGTTTTACCACAATATTAAATTTTACACCAATGTTTACAACATATCCATCTTTTAGATTTATAGCGTCTGTTAATAATCTATATTGTGAAAGATATAATTTAATATTTTCTTTGACGGCTCTATTCATTCTGACTAAATTTTTGTTTGAGTCGTATCCTAACAAATACATATTCAACGCTAATGGATTTAGAACGGTGTTGGCTTGGTCTCTTCTTGTATCAATCGTAACACCATTAATAACTTGTAGTTGTCCATTTGTTTCTAATTGTTCATCTTGAACTATATACGCTTTTGCTACATTACCATACTTTTGTGGTAAAGAGTAAACTCTTGTTATATAGTCTGCTTTTGTTACTGCACGATTTTGTGCATTAAAGTAAGCAGATGCATTTTGTTTTATTTCTGTAATTGTTTCTGTTGAAGCTCCGCCTGATGAAGGGTTTTCGTTAGTTACGGTTAAACTTGCATTTGATGTGTCTTGTAAATCACTACTTAAACCTGTTGTACTATTAGTATATAGTTTTCTACTAAATGCATTTATTGAATTAGAACTAACATTGTGTTCTACTGCTCCACCATAATTATAAGTTACAGTAAGTGTTGTGTTGCTGGGTGCTAATCCAAATGTTTGTGTTTTTAAGAAATTACTTGGGTCAAAACTATCATCTAATCTTGATATACCTAAACCTAATCTTGAACCAACATTGTCTGGATTTGGAATCAACTCTTCGTCTGCATTATCACTAACACCACTACCAAATCGTAATTCCATTTTATTGTCATCACGAACTCTTGTTGTAAATCTTCGAGCAGTCTTTATAAGTTTTAATAAATAAGGAGCGTCATTTTTAAATTCTGATAGTTCCGGGTCATTAAGTGTTGTATTTTCCTCATCTTCAAATACAGTGTCTTGTGCTAAAAATGGAACCTCATAGTATTTGTTATTATCACTATCAACAACCTCAACGATAGAAGTTACTTTATCATTGGATAGTACAATCTTATCAAACTCTTTTGCATTTGTAAATGTAAATGTTTCCTCTTCTCTATCACCAGATTGTACTAAACCTCGTTTTGTTAATCGGAAGTTTGTTGGATTAGTTCCTGATGTTGGCGGTAATACTTCTATCTCCATAGTATCTAATGAACTTGATACTTTAAAATCTATATCATCTAACAAAGTAAATTCTGTACCATTTGTTGCTGTAAATGTAGAGTTTGCCGCAAGTTTACCTGCGTAGTCTAAATCTGCTTTATACTCACCATTTTCTAATTTGGAAGGAACATCTACCGTGAAAGTTAGTTCAACCGTTGAAGGTGTGGCTAATCTTGGTTTATATCCGTATGATTGTGCAATTGATAATACATTTTTTCTTTCTTCTGCGAATTGAATTAATGTTTCTCTAAACTGATTGTCAACATAGTAATTCAGTACATCTCCAACATAAGCAGCCATTTCAACAAACATCATACCTGGTGATGCTTCATTGAAATCATTGTATTGTGTTGGGAAATATGATTTCGCAAACTCAATTAGATTTTCTCTAATGTCGGTAAAATCTCTACCGATATAGTTGAGTTCTTTTTTAACTACTTTTTTATTTGTTCCGTAATCGGGCATTTCTAATCTCCAATTCTAAAGTCAAAGTTTAATATTTCAATTGTATCTGGATTTAAAGGAACTGAAAATTCTACCTGTATATTGACTTGATTTTTTTCTTGTATAGTGAATACATTAATTATATTGATATATGATAAAAAAGAATCAGTAGCTGAACGAATAGCTTCTTCTATTCTATTTGGAATATCTTCACCTTGTTCAAACACAATGTTTTTTAATTGTGAGCCAAATTCTGGCTGAAATATTCTTTCACCAGGTGTGGTTAGTAACAAGTTTTGTAAGTTTGCTTTTGATTGTTCTAAGACAGTTTTCGTTTTATAAAAGAACCCCTCAGGACTATGGTCCAATGGAAATCTTATTCCGACATACTTGTCATCGTTTCTATCTATTTCTCTTACACTTCTTGCCATTATGGTCTAAACCCACCTTCGCCTTTTTTCTTATTATTTATCGCTTTCATTAAACCAGAATAATCACGAGTTAATGCATTCTGAACATCTTCAGGAACTGCGTCTACTGAAACACCAGCTTTTTTAATTGTATCAACTGCTGCCATTTCTCTCGCTCTTTCTTTATTCTGTCCTCTACCTAAATCTCCGTATCCTAATACTTCTGCCATATTATCACTACCTAATACTCCACCGCCTAATGTTGGATATTCATCATCTTCCATTGGTGCTCCTAATGGTTTGGTTTGGTTCAATACCTCATTTAACGCTGTGTTTTTTGTGTATTGTTTTTTAGGTTTATTGATAACCTTTTTAGGTTTAGGTTTAGAAATCGTTTCTGCTAATTTGATTTCTTCTTTTTCATTAATAAATATCTCACTTAGTTGTTTTTTGACTTCTTTACGAACAACTAATTCAATAATATTTCTTAACTTATTTTTATTCATTATTTACTCCTATTCTATTAAATAAATTTTTGTATGACTTGATAGTTTTTGCTCCGTTTGCGGTATTTTCTGTTTTAGTTTGAAATTCGTCAAACTCATCAAGTCCACCCATATCTTTAAAATTTTGCCAACCTGTATCACTATTAGTTATGGACAATGCTTCTTTAATAGATGATACGCCGGGAATACTATCATCAAAATTGTTAAATAAATTTCTAGCTTCATCTTCATCAGTTAAGTTAATAGCAGAACGAATCTCATCATTTTTTTGTTTCAACTTATCTGCCTCTTCTAATAACTTATCAACTTTTGATAATTGTTCATCAGTAATGTTTGTTACATCAGTTATTATATTTCCAAAACCTTCAGGTATTGGTAGTGCGGATTGTAGTTCCCCAAGTGTTCTTGTGGTTAATACATCTTGGTCTAAAAACTCTAAATTTATGGTGGCGTCTATAAAATCTTTTGCACCTTTTAATCCCTCTACAATTTTCTTTATTCCAAAAGGACTTGGTAGTAAAGGAACTCCGGCTTGCAATCCTTCAAATACTTTTTTTACTCCGTTTATTTGTTTCATAAATCCTGCTAAATTTAACTCTGGAAAAGGAACACCTTCATTAGTTATATTTACTATCTTACCATTACCACTTTCTTTTATGTCAAATTCAATTGTACTATTGGTTGGTTTAAGTGTAATTTTATCATCAGACTGAATGTTTACATCTCCACTAACTGATTGTATATTGATATCGTTTTCCGAGAATAAATTAATTTTCTTTTCATTTGTCATTTGAAATAATGAACTATCACTATTTCTTATTTCTATACTTGAAGTATTTTCTGTATTACCTATTTTTAAATAATTATTAAACCTACCTTGAACCAATGTATCACCAATACTTACATCTGGTGTTATTGGAACTATATCGACAAAGTCTGAACCGTCTACATTTCTACCTCTATATAATTCAGTAGTTTGGATTGGAACTCTTGAACTTTCATTAAACTTCTCAAAGTTTATATTGTCAATATTTTCACTCAATCTCGCTAAATAATAATGTTGTCCTTTGTAACCCATACCTAACCATAACTCGCCTCGTAAAGGGTATTGTAAAATATTTGAGTTTAATGGTAAAAAAGTTCTACCGTCTATTTCGTCTATTGAATCGCCTTGTTCAGAAAAAACATATCTACCAACAACCTGTGCTGGATTTTCATCTATCTCCACAACTTCAAAAACTTCTAATTCATAAAATCGTGTTTGCTCTTTGAGCTGGTCGAGTATTGCATACAATTCACTTTTAGTTATATATGAATTATCAAATACATTATCTAAACCAGACCCAGCGTCTGTTTCTGTATAGGCCATTAATTTTCCTTACTGATAGAACTTTCTATTTCGTCTTTTTTGATTTGTAACTCTTGAACATCGTTTTCAATAGCATCCATAAGTTGTTGTTTTTCATTTTCCGATAAACCAAACTCATCTCCACTATCCGATATTTTCTTTTCTGCTGCTGTAATTCTTTGAACGATTGTTGCTAACTTTACAAGTTGTTCATCGTTCTTGACATTGATTTCTAAATATTCTTTTAACATAGGAATAATCTGAACGGCCGTATCTCCGTCTTTGATAAATCCCACAACCTCTTTCATCAATACTTCTAATTGTGTTTTATTGGTTTTGGAATTATCGTAGATGTCTTTAAATACATCAGATAAAGTTTTTCCTTCGAATATTTCGTAATCTTTTGCCATAGTTTTTACCTAACAATAAATAGTTAAATGTTAAAAAATAGGAATATATATTTATATACCAATTAATTTTTTGTATATTCATATATAGTTATTATACGAAATCGGTTTCAAGGCCGATTTTTGTTCATTTAAAGGGGGAAACTAAAATGAAAGACACAATCAAAATGATTATGGACGCAGTAGGTGGAATTAAAGACTTACTACTTCACATAATCGGCTTAGGTGTTCTCGTACAATTAGTATTTGTAGGGGGATTCTTAGGAATTGACATTGTTGGTAATTTGATTAGTTTGGTGAATCTAATTGGTAATGCAGGATTTGCTGGATTTATATCACTAATCGTGATACTTGGATTACTCAACAAATAAAGGTGGATTAAGAAGGGCAGTAGAGATACTGCCCTTTTTTTCTATATGTTATCTACTCGCTTCTACTGAAGCTTTTCTATATTCTGTAACTAACTTTTTAACTTCACCAAGTGCTTTACGAGCTCTTGTTCCAGCTGCTTTATTGCCGGTGTTAACATTAGTTTGATGATTTGTTTCAAATTCTGTAAACAAACCACTTAGTTGTGAATATAGTTCATCGATTTTACTCATATGTATATCCTCCATATTATAGTATATCCCAACTACCTGTCCATTTAGTTTCAATAGAACCTGTAGCGCGATAGTTTTTTTGTAAATTACTATGATGTTTTTTCAAAACATTTATAACACGAGTAATGTGTTGTGTGTTAGAACCAGTCATTTCTCTAATCAGAATATATAATGCTTTCTTATTAAAGTTCTCAATATTTTTTCTTTGTTCCATTAAATATAATACTGAGTTAGCGACATCAATGTCTTGTTTTCTTTTGAACACGGTAGTCAAGTTGTTATCCCAATACTCTATGAACAAATCCATATACTCTTTTTGTCCTTCCAAAATATCTGCTCTATTGGTTTCCCACATAGCATCTCTTTTGTAATCCGTAACTTCTTCACCCTCGTGTTGTTTAAGTTTTTTGTAATTATTATTGTTGTGTAGAATTAAATAATTCTTTGCGACGATACTGAAATAACTAAATGCTTTTCCTTTACCTTCGGTAAACTTATGCATATTCATATATAAGAAACTTACTACTTCGTGTTTAACATCTTCACTCGGAACATCAAAGTAATAAAACTTAAATGTATGAATTATATTTTCTGCCAATTTCTCAAAAGGTGTTCTGATATGCTCATTGTAAATTCGTTCCCTCATATGTGGACGAGTTTCTTTATTATGTCTAATGATTGCGTCTTCTGTTCCTTGGTGGAAGTAATATCTTGGTGAACCCTTTTTTGCTTTTCTCGGCATTATAACTCCTCTTCTGTTATTTCGTTTATCTCGTCTACTGCTTCTTTGATTGATTGAAACACTACACCTATTTCATCGTCAGCTTCAAAACTACCTTTTATATCTACTTCGTCTAATATTCTTTTAGTTTCTTGTATTCTCTCTGCATAGTTCTCAATCCAAGTTTCTAATCTTTCTACTTTCCTCGTTAGATTAAATGTAGTCCAACTTAATATTAAAACAAATAGTGTTAGTAATATGTATCCTATCATTTTTTCTCTCCAAACAATTCATTAAATATATCTTTAGCGTCTGTGGTTTTGGTGTTAAACTTTTCTTTAACTTCATTGTTCGCTTCAACTTGTTTACCAACCGCACCTTTAATTTTACTTACTGATTGTTCTACTTTTTTAGCTTCTATCTTGTTTCCATTTTTCCACACATCTCTTTCGTAATGTGTCGCCATCATATCTGCTTGGTGAAGTATAGTCGCTATGTGTGTTCTTAACATCATATGTGGCATTGATATTTTTAGATAACTCTGATTAGCGTCTTCATACATTCCGTCCGCTAATCTAATACCATAAAATTCTTGTAGAGAATATTTGATACCATAGTGTTGTAATAAAAAGAAAACTCTATCCGTAACGTTCATATGTTCTATGTCTGGATTAAAGTTATAAATCTTACCTTGGTTTTTAATGTGCCACTCGGATTCGTTTGGTGTGTATAGTTCGTTTCCTAACTCATCACCAACTTTACCTAAGTCGTGGTGTAGAGCTGCGAAAACTAATTCTTCATCTGTGAAGTCAATCGTTGCTCCTATGTCTTCCCATAACTTTTTAATTTTTAGTGAAAATTTTACCACGTGTAATATGTGTTCTACATATCCACCAACCTTTGAATTGTGATAGTGTTCTACTGAACTCGCTGGTGCTACCACCATTCTATCTTCTAAGTCATCGTACATATGATTTAGTTTATCTAATCTTAAATCACTAAATGTATCATTGATAATCTTTCTTAACTCTTTATAGTTATCTGTTATTTGTTGTTCTGTTAATGTCATCTTCCAATATCTCCTAAATATTTTTCTTTTGCTTCTTCCCAAGATATGTTTATCATACCTGAGTAGAATAGTTTTTCTGGTCTGATTTTATTTTGTTCTAATAATTTAGTATAACGATTTACTGCTTTTCGTTTCCACCAACTATCAATGTATTCAATATCTCTATCGAACATATTTCTAATTATAAGTTCATCTTCATTGATTTCACTTCTAAGAAATTCTTTTCCGTTTTGATATACATTTGCGAAATATGCACCTCGTTTAAATCCGTGTTCATACTTCGCTCGTTTAATTCCTAACTCTTGATATATCATTTGAATTATTTTTTGTTTGATACCAGTAACTGGCAGTGCACCTTTTGGTTGTCCAACTTTTTTATCATACTCTTCAAACTTGTTTTCTTTTAACCAATGGTGCCAGACATCATAAAACTTGTCATCTGGTTTTAAACTAATCTTACCTTTGGTTTCACCAAGAGTTTTCCATTGTGGTATTCCATTATACATTGAGTGAATACCATACAAAGCGGTAGTGGATATACCAACTAATGTTTGTCCATACACTTTTTTCCAAGTATCACGAACTACCTTTGATGTAACCATTTGTGCTACTAACTTACCACCCAACATATTGAAACCCAATGGTTGAACACAACATATCGTGGTTCCAATTGCAGTGTGATTTAGTTTACCCTCTTTAAATTTATTTTCCTTAGTCCACCCAATCATATCATCTCTAACTCCTAAACTCGTAACATCACTTCCTAAACAAATCAAACCTAATACTTTATTAGTTGATTTATCTTTTACATAAAATTTAAGATTACGACCTGGATTAGGCGTGAACTCCATTGAGTGAATTAGTCGTCTTGTTAGAATCCAATCTTCATTTGCTTTCGCATTACCTTGTTCTACTGGTTCAACTATTGGACTGATTGAATTGATTTCTTGAATTGTTTGTTCTTTATTGAATATGTCTGTTGGTTGCCAGATAGTCTTTTCTAATCTATCGATTGTGTCTGCTCTATCCATAAAGAATTGTGGGTCTTTGTTAAACTCTTCCCATTTCTTCCATAGTGTAGATTCCTCTACTGACATATCTTTTAGAAAGTCCATATTATCTATGAACTTCTTTTTCTCTAATTCGTAATTAAACTCTGCTTCTCCAAAGAAATTTTCAAAACTCATCTTATAACCTTCCTATAATGTATAGTTGTAATGATAGAACTATAAACGCCAATAGTGTTCTAATGAATTCCATTAGATGATTGTGTCTATCAAAAAATCTTTCTATCTTATACCAAACTGATTCTTGGTATTTTTTGTATTCTTTTTTACTCATAATATAACCTTTTTTCTTTCACTTGTCAAGTATTTTTTTAATCTGATATAAATTTTATATCCTCATTTAAGTTTGCTTTTTTAATTTTAGCATCTGTAAACTTATAAGGTTTGACGCCAGGCGATTCTAATATATCAATACGATTTACAAATCTCCTATTCATAGTATCTTTGACTTGATATACTCCGTCCTTTCCGTCTGTGCCAGTTAGAATAATAAAATCTCCGAAGTCTAACCAACCACCCCAGCGTTTCAATAGATTACGACTAACCGCAACATAATTATATTCTGATGCTTTATGTATTGTAATTTTTGTTCCGTCTGCTAATATATCTGGTGTTCCGTCTGTCTGATGTCTGACTGGATGATACATTGTAACCACAACATCAAGTCCGTCTAAACGAACTCCGTTTGTTAATTCATCAATCTTTAATTGCATTCTGACTCTATCATCTT